GAAGGTCTGCAACGAGGTCTGGGTGAATGAATCCAACGTAGTAACCACCGAAGGTAGGTACGTTCTGCGAGCGCAGACGGGCACGAGCAACACGAATGTCCAAAGCGGAGATGGTGTTGGTCGCAGCAACGGCTGAACGAGCAGTAACCGAGGTCTGAAGTGCAGTTGCACCCAAGCCCGAAGCGTACTGTACGTTGGTACCGCTGTCGAGAGCAGCACGAGCAATCGTGTCCAAAGAAACACCAGCGTTGTAACCAACTACGTTGGCAACGATTGGGTCAATGTCTACGAATGAGGTACCACGCAACTTAGCGGTGGTAAGAACACCGTTACCGTATTCAGCCAAGGTCAGCGAAACAACGCTGTCTGACAGAGCGACGGTTGAGATGTCTGAGGTTTCGGTCAATGCCGTTGAAGCAATCGGCAAGTCGTTCACAATGGTGAACTGAACCGACGCACCTGGCATGGATTGAGCAGTAGGTTGCACATCGGCAGCCTGGTCGAAGTAAAGCTCTGGACGCAAGGCGAAGTACGCCATGCGGTCATAAGCAGCCTTCGAGAAATCAAGGGTTCCTGAACCCGTAAATGAGTCAGCCATTTGGCCGTTCTCGCTTTCTGTTTAGAGAATCAGCGAGCACTCCTTGAAGTCCAGATGTTGAGGGCAGCCTCGTATTCTGGGTTCATCACGATCTTCATAACATCTTCGGGGTTCGACGCTTCACTCAAACGAGCCATGAACTCCTGTCCCAAGTCGGGACCGGCTCCTGACGTACCGATGGTCGCACCTTGGGCACGACGCAGGGCTTCAAGTTCAACATCATTGGCTGGGGCTTCGGCTTGAACCTGGTTAGGCTGAAGGATACCGTACTCCTGCGCCGCCTTAGCGATAGATTCAGCGTCTGCTGGGCCATCGTAAGCCTTGCGAAGTAATGCACCTATGCCCGTTTCAGGGATTCCTGCCTTAGTGAACTGAAGGTCACGCTTCTGCGCTTCCAGTTCGGCCTTTGCCACTTCTAACTCTTTCCGAGCCTTTTCTGCTTCTCGCAACTGACGCCGAATGTTCGGGTCAAGTACGTTGTCGCTAGTGGACTCGTCTTCGTTAGTTTCGAAGTCTGACATGTTGATCGCTCCTTCAAGGGTACGCACTTAATTCAGAGGTAAATTAAATGGATAAACGCACACGTTACGCACCAGGGATTGTGCAACTCCCTGACGGGTTTGGCGTACAGCTCACCCGTAGCGAACGGGGCCGAACTCCTAGACTTAGTGTATCAGGATTAAATTGCGCCTGAACCTACGCCGGTAACACCCTTGGCTGTCTCGGCGTAACCGCCACCCTTCTCGAAGGGGGCTGCGGCTGCTTGAGCGGCTTTCTGGGCTGTAGACTGAGCGGCCTGTAGGTTGGTGCCCTCGTAGCCTGCCACCTGAGCCCCTATAAGGGTCGTAGTGTCCACGGTTGGGGCTGTCCCACCTGGAGCACTGCCGGTCAGCGCAACGTCCTTAGAAGCCGTCTGAAGGGCTTTCTGGGCCTGTCCTAAAGTCAGGGTGTTGTAGGGGTCCTGAGCGTTGCCTAGACTAGCCACACGGACCATCTCACCTAGGTCCATAGCCTGATTAGGGGTGAAGTTCTGGAGTCCAGCGGCTTGGGCTGAGTAGCCAAGGTTGGCTCCGAGGGCCTGCTTCTGACGCTCGATTGCCTGTTGGTTGGCTAGGTCGAGAGCCGACTGGCTAAGGGCAGGGGCGTTTTTCTTGTTTGTGATGGCTTGCATGCCCTTCTCAGGATCGAGAAAGTAAGCCACTAAGTCGCCTTGGGTCAGACCGTGTTGTTGCATAAAGGCGTCCTTGACCTGTTGAGGCAGACTGTCTACTGCTTGGTAGCCCAGCGAGACTCGGCGTGAGAACTCAGCCGCCGATACCTGACCGGCAGCCAAGTCAGCCATAACGGTGCGCTTGGTCTTTGGGTCTACTTGAGTAAGCATGGCGATAGGCAAACCTGCACTTTGAGCGATGTCTTGGTACTTTTGAGTCAGTGCCATGTAGCCTGCTTCGGTCAAGGGCTTAGTGCCCATAGCCGCAGCGTTCTGTTGTTGCTCAATAAGTCCGGCAAATTGTTGCTTGTATTGGTCGGTTCCCCGAATCAACGTCATCAGTTCTTTGGGATTGGTGTAGCCGTCCTTAAATACCCAGTTATAAAGTTGTGGAGCAACTGAGGCTAAGTCGTAGTTGGTAAGTAGTGCGTTGGCTGTCTCGTAAGCACCAAGCATGGCTTGTTTTGAAGCGGTGACGTTTGCCACCACCAACTGACCGTTGATAATTTGTTGCTGTACGGCTTGACTGCGTAGTTCAGTCGCCGTGTAGCCAGTGCCTAGGTTGATGTTGGCAGGTACTTCACTGACCACGCCACTTGACTGAGCCGCAGCCGTTGCTCCCTTGGCAACTTCACCTAAGACAACTAAAGGTGCTTGAAGGTAGGTCTGGTAAGAAATGCCAATGGGGTTGGCAGACGTAGGTTTAACGCCAAAGATAACGTCGAACCAGGCTTCATTAGCCTTGGGGTTTCCAACGTACTGGTATGGCATTTGAGCCAATACCTTGTCTACAAGACCAGCCGCCGATGAGGCAGAGTACGATCCATTAGCCGCAGCAGTAATAGACGAGTCAATAGCCGTGCCACCAAGTTTGGCTAGTTGAGCAACCACATCTGCTGGTAGTCCAGCCTTTGACAGAGCCGCCGTAATTTTGTCGGCTGAAGGGTAGTTAATTGTGCCTAAACCTGCGGCACTACCACCGTTACTCCACGGAGTTCCGCTAGTGGCGTAAGGATTAGTCGTGGTGGTAGTAGATTTCTTTGGCGTTTGTTTAGCGGTCTTGCGTGACATTACATACCTGCCTGTGGTGATGGGCTAGGCATAGCCGGAGCTGGTGCCTGCATTGGTGCTTGAGCCATCGCTGGGTTTACTTCACCTGCGCCCATCTCTTGATGTAGTCCTTGAACGATTGACTGCATTTGCTCTTGAGCCGCTGGAGTGTTCTGGTAGCCAAAGCCAGGGTTAGAGCGAATGTGTCCTTTCCACTCGTCGAGGCTCATGGGAACTGGGCGTCCAGTCTTAGGATCGTGTCCACCGCTCAAAGCCGCACTGGCCTTGGGGTCGGTCATAAAGTCAGGCTCGGCTTGCTCACCAAGCATTTGCTTAGCGACTTGACGGTATGGGTCGAGTAGGTAGGCGGTCTTGATACCAGCCGCAATCTGTGGGGCGAGTGAGGGGTAAAGCCCTTGGGCTGCGGTCTTGAGGTAGTCCTCGAACGCCTGAGCCTTGGCTGGGGTCATGTCCTCAGCAATCTGCTTCAAGGTGCCCTCGCTCATAGGCACGGCGTAGTCGTGCGCTAGTTGCTTCATGTCGGCTAACGACATGGACTTACCGGCTGGGGCCTGCGTCTCTTCTGCTAGTGGTTTGTCTGCCATGGTGATCCTTATTGTGGGTTAGGTAGTTTTCTAAAGACGGAGATAATAAGATTCGAGTATGGCTGCCAGATTTTCTGGGTCGTCAGGTTTGTCATGTAATTGTACCATTCGTTTTCTAGCTGATACTGTCTCGACTTGCTACTGCCCTTGAACGCCTGCTCGTATTCCTTACGCAGATTGACCAATTCACCAAGAGCCTGCTGGGTAGACAGTGGCAACTGCGACAAATTGGACTTGTTACCTATGACCTGCTTTGCTTCCTCGTAAGCCTGCTGAGCCTTAAACTTAGTAACTTTGCCAGTAAAGTCGGCGTACCAAAGTGGGTTAGTGGTCTGTCCGTAGCCAGTAGCCCATGACTTAAGAGCCTGAATTCCCTGACGACTCATGCCGTTCTGGTAGTTGCCTGGGTAGTTCTTTTGGAATTGGGGCATGACGGTGCTGTAATACAGGTCATTACCCATGATTACCGAAAGGTTGTCGGCGGTGTCCTTGACACTCATGGGGTCACGAAGGTGCAGGGAAAGAAGCAGAGTGGCTGCGGCTGGGTCGTATTGGGCGTCTTTACCAATGCTGGGGGTAATGGCTGCGGTCAGGTACTTGTATTTCAAAGCGAAAGCGGCGTGTTCGTTAAGAAACTTGGTGGTTCCTACGTTCTCCAAGAACGTACCCTCTGGGCTAGAGGTGTGAGGTATCAGCTCGAAGATACGAGTTGGGTGCAACTTCATAAACTCGTTGGCTTGGTCAATGTAACTGGGGTACAGGAACTTGCCGTCTGGGCCCTTCATCTGAGCAATCTTGGCAATGTCTTGCTGGGCACTTTGGGTCGAACTGACGCTCAATGCGGCAGGTGATAGGAACGAACCGAAGGTCTTAATCGCCCATAGAACCGCCGTGTGCACGTTGGCTTGCGTAGTAAAAGTGTGAATGTTATCTGGGTTTTTAGCCCACTGAGACAACTGCATAAGTGCGTAGTATTGAATCTGAGCACCAGCCGTACCGTTCTTGGCGTCCTGCCTCGTAATCTGACCAGTCTTGATTAGGTGCTCGGCTACTTGGTTGTAAATCTCTGCGTACTTGACTTCTAACTTTGAGGTAATGACGTGGTTCTCAAGGGTCACGTAAGTACCAACGTGGTCGCCACTAATAAGACCCCAAACACCCTTCCCAAGATTCTGCAAGAATGAGCTAGGGATAAGGTCGCTCTTCCACGATCCAAGCATGCCTGCTTGACCCAAACCAATGCCAGGGAATCCAGCGATGAACTTGGCAAGGAACGGAGCACGGAATTGAAAATAGTCGTAAGTAATCTTGGCAGGAACCGTCACTACGTTCGAGTAAGGAATCTGAATAAAGTTGTCGGCAAGAGCGGTCAGTGAACTGCTGTTTCCGGTAATGATGTAACTGTCTGATGAATTACCACTGGCTTGCAGAACATAGGAGCCAATGTTGTCGTGTAGGGCGGCTCCTAAAACGCCATTGACCCAGCCCACGACATACTGCGAACCTGGAATGTGGTAAGACAAAACGCCGTTCTTGGAACGTGCTCGCTGAATGTAGTTGGTGTAAAGCAGGTTGGTCTTGAGGTACTTCTCGAACTTGGCTGGGTCCTCACCGAGCAAACGGAAAGCACGACGCCACGCTTGGTTCTTAGCGAAGTAGAACGGTGCGATAATACGCATGTTTTCTTCCCACGTGGACTTGTCCAAGGGGTTGTGAATGTATTTGGACATGTGGACAGCGGCGTTGGATTGAGCCTCAATCATCGCAGCGTCCTCGGAGATTAGACCGCTTTCCACCTTGGGTAGCAAACGCTCCATCTCAATGTGGTATTCGTAGACGAACATGGGGTCACGAACAAGGCTGTTCACAATCGGGGCCAGCCATTTGGAGTGAATCTTCTCGTTAAGGTAAGCGAAGCCCGATGAGCCAATCTGCTTCCAGCGGCCTTCAGCCATAGCGTAGGCAGGGAAACCAGTAGGCACATTCTCGCCCATTTGCACTTTGTCGTTCAGCCACTTGGCGGTTTCCTCACGGCTCCAGAAATCACCGTGGGCTACCTGGCGTACGAGGTCAGGGAAAATCTCGTTGTTGCGTGTGGTGATTCCTAGGACATGATCCACAACGCTGTTAGCCCAACCTGCGTGTGGCTCAAGTTCTGGGTAAGCCGCCGAGCGAAGGGAGTTGCGCTCGAACCGACTACGCCACTCAACGCTCTGTTTGCCAATGAGGTCTTCAATCTGCTGAACCAGCTTAGGTCGGAACTCTTCAAGGTTCAGTTGTGCGGCACCTAGTTCACGCAGAACTTGGTCACGGGCTTTACCACGCTCAACAAGGGTTGCCTTCTCGCTGACTTTTCCGGTGCGAAGGCTGACCTTGCCTTGCTTGCGAACCTCAGCCTCAGCCCTACGGTTGATTAAGTTTTCGTAGAACGCAGGGTCTTTGCCGCCAGTTACAAGTTTGTCGAACTCCAACTGACCAAGACGGCGTTGCTCAGCGTCCAACAGTTGAGCCGCCGTGCGACTAAGCAAACCTTGGTGGCTACTGGTGATGGTTTGGTAGAGGGCTGCGCCAGCGTACTTGTCGTTCTCACGGTACTTGGTGTGGGTGTCGATGAGGGTTCCCCTTCTTGTCTTGATTTCACCGTCACTGCCCACCACCGGCAATTCTTCAAACTGAGCAACCTTGAAGCCGTCGCCACTTAGGTCCTTACCTGTGCCGTGTACGCCAAGTGGCAAGTGACCATCGTTCAAGATGAAAAGGTTGGTGGCGTTCTGCATTAGGCGGTCATACTCTGCTGGTGCCATACCCTTGAGCAAGCCTTGGTCTATGCCAAGAAAGAACGCAGCAACCGAGTCACGGAACACACGACGCTCACGCTCGCCCATGTAGAGTTTGCCGAAACTGTCCTCGTACTTAGTAATTGACGAAGCGAGCTTGGCCTTAAAGAAGTTGCCACCACCAATACGGATTGAGTTAAGGATTCCTTCAGACAGCGAAACGTGTAACGCCCAGGCTTGAGATAGCAACGCCAGTGGCTTCCAAAAGGCGTTCATGTACCATTGGATAATGTCCTCGGCTACACCCGACCTAGTGCGGTAGCCCCTTTCCAGCAAGTGAGAAATAGCCGTGTGGCTGAGGAAAGAACCAATCTTGCCAAAGGCTCGCTGGGAACTGAGTTCGCCCCACTTCTCAACAAAGGCCTTGGCGTAAGCGTTCTTAGCCGCTACGTCTGGGTGTTCAGCAAGTGCCGCTACATACTCAGCAGTTCTGCGAACGTTAGGCATGCTTTTGAAGCCAAACGAGATTTCCTTCTTGAGCGTAGCCAGCATGTCCTTAGAGGCACGAACTTCGGCGGCTAGGCGGTCAATCTGCTGACCGATGTTCTCGCCCAACTGCTCACGAATAGCCTTGGCTGGGTCTACGTTTTCACTGTGAATACGATCTAATTCAGAGTCAATACGCTTGAGGTGTTCAGTGCCCTTAGCGATTTCTTGTTGCAGGTCGTTGATGATGTTCGCATACTCTTCGGCACCAGTGCCTTTAATCTTTGGGCTCCACCCAATGTATCGTTCAATCAGTTCTTTTGACTTGGCAACGTAGGCTTCGGCACTGGACTGCGAGCCCATAAGGAAAGCGTTTTCCTCTGGCTTCCAAGACTCCAATGCTCGCTCGATGTCTACGCCAGCATGTTGTGCCAATGCCTCAATGTGGGAAAGACGTGAGTTCTCGTCAGCAATAAACTTAAGTAAATCGCTGTCCTTGGTAGCGGTGACTACCTCGGTAGCAAAGCGAGCCAAGTCACGAATGTTCCTATAGGCAGGAATACGGCGAGCACCCAGGTTGTATTCGTCAATACCAGCGGTCTTGGTAGGTGGCTCAAGTGGCCCTGGGTTTTCCTTGATTACTTGGTCTACCTTGGAGTCAATCAGACCCTTCTCGCCGCCACCATAGGCAATACCAGACATGGCACCACCGCCGTCAAGTCCGGTAAATCGGCGTAGTGCTTCTTGTACCTTGGAGTTAATCATGTCAAGGTGAGGCAAGAACTGAGCGTAAGGCATTGAAGCCGCCATGTGGCGATACAGCACTAACGACATGATGTTGTCGAACGCATGGTTCCACTTTTCGTTGTCGTTACCAGCACGGGTCAGTGCATCACCAGCGGCCTTCACGAACTCGTCACTCATGTAGACACGCTTGAGCCAGTCAGTCATCTTGACGATACTTGCAGGTGAACCGTTGCGAACCTCGTAGTCAAGGATTTGCCCGTCTTCGATAGACATAGGGCGACTGGTGAATTGCGCACGAAGTTTCTCGCCTAACTTAATCTCAGCCTTAGAGGCAGGGTCAGCCAGAGCAAACCCAACATCGTTAATGGTCAGGTCTACGCCAGTCTGCTCGTCAATCGAACGAATCAGGGCTTGAGCCAGTGGGTCTTCACTAGCCAAGGCGTCGCCAATAGTGGCGAACTCTTCGCTAGGCACACCACGCAGGGCGGTCTTAGCCATTGAGTACCAGCCCATCATTGGCATACGATCGCCAACGATGTCCAGTCCACCTCGCACGTCTTCAAGGACAGACAGCACCTCTTGTGGCGTCTGAGCCTTTGCCAGTCGCTCGGCTAGTGAACGAGAAAAGGTGTTCTTGAATGCTTTGTTGATTTGGCTAAAGTCGTGAGTGGCGATGTAATTAACGGCACGGCGAACGCTGGAATAAGAAGCGTAGGCACGGTGTACGTCGCCCTCGACACGGATACCTGTGCCTGGGAATAAGTTGCCGAGGATACCTGAGTAACCATGAAACGAACGTGCTTCCTTGAAGGCGTCTAGCCCACTACCGAATGGGTCAGCCACAACCCAGTTAAGGTCAAGGTCAATCAGACTCTTGGTGAATGTACCCCACATGCCGTCAATACCAACCGAGTTAGCAAGTGCTAGTCCAAGGTCGGTGCGTGTGCCGTCAGCGTTGATTACGTCACCGCCCTGCGTAGCTTGCCACAATGCCGAAAGGTGTGGGTCGGCTTGTGCCTGTGCTGCGGCATAGAGGTAAGTAGCGTTAGCCTGCTTGCCACCAATCAACTTGTTGATGTTGCCAACCAAGCGAAGCGTCCTACCAGCGTTCTTCGTCACTTGCTCACCAAACTTTTGTAAGTAGGCGTCACCGTTTTTTAAGATGGCATTACCGGCGATGTTGGCGGCGTCAGAGGCTTTAGCGGTGGCTGAGAACAACTCATCGGCGGCTGAGTTGAACTGAATCTGCTGTGACTCGCCTAGGTATTTGGCGGCAACGTTCTTGAACTCGTCAAGGCTAATCTTGCCTAGGTTGAATTGCGAAAAGGCGTCGTTAATTTCGTTGTAGCCAACACCTTCGACCTTTGATGTCGCCAGTTCACGGGCTTTGCCAAGCATGTTCTCAAACGTGGCACGGGCTACGGCTTGGCTGTCCTGAGCTTTCAAGTGGTCAATAAGTGCTTCCATCTGCACTCGCTCTTCACTGCTGATAGGCC